GGGGTGGCGCCAACGGCCGGCTGAGGCAAGAACTGGAGCTCGCCCGAACGGCCGGCCCACACAACCGCGTCGACCACCGCAGCGAGCGAACAGATCGAGGTCAGCCGGTTCGTGTCGTACGTCACCGACGCCGGCACGGACGGGTCGGCGACGCCGGGCCACGACGACGCGACAGGCATCCGGCCACCGACGAGACGCAGCGCCTCGGAGCGGATCGTGGCCCCGGGAAGCGGCTGCTCAAGGCCGATCAGGTCGTCCTCCTCGAGGATGGACAGCAGGTCCACCGCGGACGGGGAGAGTTTCCCGCCACGGCGCACGACCATGAGAGGGCCTGTCGGGGTTCTGGTCAGGAAGCCCGGCCAGGTGTCCGACCAGGTGTCCGACCAGACGTCGCCGAGCATTGCCGGCAGATAGTTGCGATATATCGACCATGCCTGCTCGCCAGATCCCGAGTCGTCGATCCGGTACGACCCGCACGGGATCTGCTCCTCGTACGAGGAGCGTGAGATGCCGGACCTAAACACCAGCTGCTGGCCGATCCAGCCGAGAGGCCCGTCCGGCGCTGCGAGGATGCCGTGCGGGTCAGGGACGCTCAAGTCGAGCTTGCCGGTCACCTTGCGCCCGTCTGAGGCCCACGAGAGTTTCCCGGACTCGGCGTTGACCTGGCCGAGCGACAGTCCGCCGAGGGTTGAGGTGATCGTCGATGCGCGCGAGCCGAGACCACGGGCGAACACGCTCGAGACGGGGTACATCAGCCCTGCTCCACAGCCAGCCAGGTCGCGTACCGAGCCTCGACGTCGAGCCAGGTCGCACACTCGGCTTCGAGGTCGAGCCAGGTGCGCTCGGCGACCACAACCGGCCACGCGTCGTCGGCGACCTCGGTGCCGTCGATCGTCCACCGCGCAGGACCCTCGTACGGGTGCCGCGGGCCTTCGGGGATCGAGTCGGCACCCATGTAGATCAGGCCCGTGTCGTGTCGGATCGCAAAACTGGGCCGGATCAGCAGCTGCCCACCCGGCTCGATCATCTGCGCGAACTGGGTCGTCTCGGCCGTCGATGAGGTCTTGATGACGAACAGACGCGGCCGCTGATTGCGAGGACCGCCGAGCCAGATCGAAAGCCCCATCAGCGGTGGCACGGCGACCCCGGCCGACTTGTGGCCCACCTGGCCATCAGTGCCGTCCATGAGGGGCAGCAGCATCGCGTTGGTCGGATCCTCAGGGTCCATCACCCACGCCATGCTCTGATCAAGCGCAGGCACCGCGAGCGGAGACGTCGACACGGTCTCGACGACGGCACCGATCGAGGAGTACAGGACCGCCCGGTACGTGACGGAGCGGCCCGGAGGGAGCCGATAGTCGGTGATGTAGACCGCGCCGGCGGGGATCTGCAGATCGTCGCCAGCAACCCGGGTCTCTTGGGTCCCGTCGCCGCGCCAAATCTGGACCGAGGCGGCACCGACGATGCCGGTGATCGTGATCCGCGCCGACGGGCCCGGGGTGAAGGCCGCCGTGGCCGTCATAGTGCTGCTCATCGCCCCGCCCTGTCCTTCTGCCGCTTGAGCGTGGCTGACTCCTGGCCGAACACGACACGGGCCTCAGTGCGGACGTACTCACCGTCCGGGATGGCTTGGACGTAGACGTCGAAGTTCGAGGCGCCGACGTTCACGGCCGGCGCGGCGGACTGGCCGCCGCTGTACAGGGCACCGTCAGCGTGGGCGACCATGCCGAGATGCTTGCCCGTCTCCCACCAGATCTCGCGGCTCCTCGGCCACTTCTCCTGGGCGAACGGAATGTACGCCTCGCCCTTGGTCTCCGGCTCTGCCCACAACCGCCAGTCGCCCCCGCGGGCGATCTGGGCGACATGGTTCTCGCGGAGGCCGCCGGCGGCGTAGGGCTCGATCAGCATGCCGTCTGCGCCCGCCATGGCGACCATTGAGTTGCCGCCGACGTTGCCCGTGGGCGCCCTGACGATCACGTTCACGTATGTGCTGACCGTTTTGCCCTGGAGGGCATTGAGCTCGGCGTACGCGGCGGTGACGCCCTGCCGATCGAGAATGGTCAGGATCCAACTCTGCACGCTCGGCGGCAGGGTCGCGATCGACGCCTTCAGGTCCTCTACCGAGCCGCGAGCCTCAGATGCGCCGGGGGCGGTGACGTCCGTCTTCTTCTCGTCCGGGATGAGGCCGTACGAGTCGGCGAGTGCGGCGGCCGCCGCCGCGGACATGCCCATCTTCACGGCTGTCGCGATGAACGAATCCCGGGCCTGCTGGGTCGTGTCGACGACCTTCGACGTCTCCGCGTTCGTCGCCGTCAGCTGCGAGATGTATGCCTGCGCCGAGGACGCGATCTGGTCGAGCGCGGTCCGGTTCGCGAGGCCCTGCTCGGTGTTGAGCTCGAGGGTCTTGCCGTTCTCCTTGATGGACTTCGTCGCATCGACGATCGACGACTGGAATCCGATCTGCGTCCCGGACGTCTTCAGGGCCGCCGAGCCCACCGCGAACATGGACTTGACCAGGTCGTCCATCGAGAACTTGAGGTCGTCGGTCGATACCTTCGCCTTGTACGCAGCCTGCTGGGTCGCCGTCATCCCGGCCGGAAGGTCGCCCCGCATCGCCGCGGCGAGCTCTTCAGAGGTGAAGGTGGTGTAGCCGGCCGCCACACCTGCCGCCGTGATCTGTGCGGCGTACTCGGGGAACAGGGCGATGAGCTGCTTCGGATCCATGTCATCCGCGGCGGCGGCGACCTTCTTGAATGCTGCAGCGGCCTGGTCGGCGCCACCGCTGGCGCCCATCGCGGCCAGGCCCTGGTCGAGCTTCGCGAACTGATCAGTGATCTTCGCGATATCGGTCTTGGCGCCGCCCATCGAGAGGGCCGACACGATCGCCTGTCCGACGTTGTTGATCTGATCGAGGAAGCCTGGCTTGCTGAGACGGGCGAAGGCTGACTCAATGTTGTCGACCCCGGTGACGAGGTCGGTCGAACCAAAACCCTGCCATACGCCGTTTGCGTCCTGGAAGAACTTGTTCAGGTTTCCGTCGGCGGTGTTACTAGCCCCGCTGAGTTTGGCCATGGCCTCGGCTGCATCGTTGAGGTTGCCGTAGGCTTCCGGGGTCAAGGCATCTACAACGGCGATCGCGAGCTGGAAGGCGACGAACGCGATGGCCGCCACTCCGGCAGCCTTGCCGACCGCCCCCAAAGCCGACGCTGTCTTCGGGAACGACGTGGACATGTCGTCGAACGCCTTCTTCGCCGAGGCACCCGATGAGGCGAGCTTCAGCAGCCCGCCACCCGCCAGGCCGATCACGGCCACGCCCGTCCCGAGCGACCCGAGCACGGACAGGACCGGACCCGGGATACTGCCGAACGCGTTGGCCACCTTCCCGGCACCGTCGGCAAGGTTCGCGACCATGGGCAGGATCTTGCCGCCGGCAGTGATCGCCGCATCGTTGATCCGATTCCAGGCGATCGTGATCCGGGACTCGGCCGTGTCGTACTGCTTCGTGGCTGCAGTCACCAAGGCGGTGTTCGACGACCAGGCGTTCTCGCCCGTCTTCAGCGAGTTGGTCAGCAGGTCACCGTCGGCGGCGAGACGCCGGAGCGCATCCGACTGCTTGCCGGCGCTGATCTTGAGACGGGACAGAACATCATCCACGGACCCGCCGGAGGACTGGATCTTGCCAAGGCCCGTGACGAACGCGGCGGTCGCGCCGGCGGCGTCCGTGCCCCACGCCTGCACGAACTGATCCGAGGTCATGCCTGACGTGGCCGCGAGCGCGTCCAGGCCGTCGCCACCGGCCCGTACAGCCGCGTTCATCTTGAGCATCGCCTGGGAGACGGACGCCCCGGCCTCGCCGCCGACACTGGCCAGGGCCGAGGCGAACGACAGGGTCTGGGCCTCGGTCATGCCGATCGTCTTGGCCGCGCCGGCGATCTTCAGTGCCACCGAGACGATGTCGGATTCGGTCGCGGCGCTACTGCTGCCGAGCGCGACGATCGTCGACCCGAGCCGGCCCACATCCCCCGACGCGGTGCCCATGACGGCCATGAACTTGCCCAGGCTCGTCGTCGCGTCGGTCGCGGTCATGTTCGTCGTCGCGCCCAGGTCGATCATCACGCGCGTGAACGCGGCAACATTCGGGGCGGCGACGCCGAGCTCGGCGACAGACTGGGCAACGGCGGCGATGTCCTTCGCGGAGGTCGGGATCTCCGTCGCCATGGTGCGCAGGGAGCTCTGGAGCGCGTCGAGCTGGGCGGAAGTGCCGGTTGCGGTCCTCGCGACCGCGGTCCATTCGGACTGCCAGTCCATCGCGGCGTTGACCATCAGACCCATGCCGCCGGCCGCGATGGCGCCCATCTCGAGCATCGACGAGCCGAGCTTCTTGGCGCTCGTCGAGTGCTTCTCCAGCTGGCCGGCCGTCGACGATGATGCGGCGGCGACCTCGGCGAAGCCGGCCTTGATGGCGGCGACGCCGGTGACGGTGAGGTTGACGGCGACGGTACGTGCCATGGCCGTCACCTCGCTTCGTCAGGTCGTGGGGAGGGGTCTTCGTTCGGACACGAGACGGCGAGCGGCGACGCGACGGTCGGCGATCGTCCCGGCGGCTTGCTTGTCCATGGCGTTGTTCGTCTCGCGCCACTGTTCGTGGGCGACGCATTTGCGGCACCACAGCGGCTCGACCGCGTAGTAGTGGTCGGGCTGGTCATCGACCGGTTCGTTGTCGGTCAGGGTCTGCGACATCCAGCCGCCGCAACCTGGGCAGCGGTCCATCTCGAGCGCACGCCGGGCCCGCATGATGTCGCGCTCGTCGGCGTCCCACTCGGGTTCGATCTCGAGGTAGCCCTTCCGGACCCAGGTCCGGGGTTCCCACCCGTGGTAGCGCTTCAGGCTGATGCCGAGGCTGTGGGCCTCTTCGACATCAGCCAGGATCAGGGGTTGGTCGCGGAGGACTTCCGCGAGAAAGGGGCGGCCACGGTGCCACGGTTCGCCATCAGCACCTGCTGGGCGATCCTGTCCACCTCCCCGAAGTTCAGCGCCTCGGAGATCTCCACCCACGTGACGGGGGTGTCCTCGCCGGTCACGGAGCCCACTGGCTCGTGATCCTGCTGGACCCCGCGGAACGTCTGCCGGAGCAGCGCGGCGGAGAACTCCTCGATGTCGGGCGCATCGCCCTTGAGGTAGACGTTCACCAGCGCCTGGTACTCAGTGGGCGGCAGGACCGCGAAGACGAGCTGCACGGTGTACTCGGTGCCGCGCGCCTGTACGTCGGCGATCTTCGCGTCGATGTCGGCGGTGGCCGCGGCCTGATCGGCGCTGATGGCCCCCGATAACTGCGCCAGGTCGTCACCCATCCGCAGATCCGAGGCGACACCTTGACGGCGCATCTCGAACGGGGCGATGATCTGGGTCCGCTGCTCGTCGAGCTCCTCGAACTCGTCGACGAGGTCACGGGACAGGCACACGTTGATCCGCAGCGCGGACTCTGCCGACTTGCGGCGTTCGGCCAGTGCGGCCTTGAGGTCGATCATGATGGTTCCTTCCACGGAGGTTGCCACGGGGTCCACGGAGAACCCGGCGGGGCGGCCCGTGGCAGCCAACCCCGCCGGGGGTATTGAGGGGTGGATCAGGCGACGAGCGCGATCGCGTTCGCGACCCGCGTGAAGGCGGACTGGACGATCCGCAGATACTTGCCCGTCGGCTGCGGGAACTGCGCCGACTTGCCAAGCTGCACCTGGTACACGTCGACCACGTCGCCGATCGCGAGGGCGGTGGCGCGAGCCTTACCCAGGCGGATCACGATGTAGATCGACGTGTCGGGGATCAGGACAGACGGCACCTTGTTGCCCGTCTCGGTGCCGACCCCCTGCGGGTTGAAGATGTAGGAGATTTCGGTCATCGCGATGGTCGCGATGCCGAACGTCTCGCGCTTCGACGAGTCGCCCATCCTGGTGTCGTCGTCGCGGGCCTGGTCGAACTTCATCGACCAGCCGTCGGCCTGGATGTAGTCCGTCAGGTCGAGCGCAGTCGCGGCGATGTCGGCCATCTTCGGGGCGAGCGGGGTCGTCAGCGTCGGTACGGCGATGGCGAGGTTGTTTCCGGGCGACATCACGCCCACGGGGAACACATCGGTGATCACTTGGTGGCCTCCTCAGGCTTGTTGGCGGACGTCTTGTCCGTGGTCTTGGGCTTCGGCCTGGGCCTCGGCTTGGGCTTCGGCTCGGGGACCCCGACGGAGACCCCGACGGAGACCCCGACGGGCAGCGGGCGGCCGTACGCGTCGGACGCGTCGCCGTCCACGATCACGTGCCGCTCCGGGTCGAAGATCGTGGTCGAGTAGTCGAGACCGGAACCGTCGATCGCGTGAACGCGGTACCAGCCGTTGGTGTTGGGCTTCTGAGCATCGGGCATGGCTTCTCCTCTAGGTTTCGATGCGGATCAGTAGGGTGGACGACCAGCGGAGGTCGCCCGGAACAGCGGTAGAAGACAGCTCCGGACCACAGTCGAGCTCCTCGGCCTTCACGTCGCCGCGTGTCGTGGTGGGCCAGGGACGCCAGTCGGTGAACGCGGCCCGGACCAGCTTGAGAGTGTTGAGCGCCTGGTCCTTCGTGAAGCCGCAGCAACGGATCGAGAAGTCGAACCGGTTGTCATTCCCGGAGCGAGTGGCGAGCGCACCGCCGAAGTCAGCGATCGCGTAGCCGTGGCCGGCGTCCGGTTCGTTGGTCCACTCGACGTTGGCGATCGTCGCGCCGTGAGCGTCGACCACGGTCATGACGTCATAGACGTTCACTCGGCCCCAGCCTCCTTCAGGACGTCGTCGAGGCCGAGGACGAGGACCGTGTCAGCGGCGTCGCCGGAGCGGGCCACGACAGGGTCAGCGGATTCGTTGACCGTCCCGTACTCCTTGAAGAACCAGTACCAGGTGGCGACGCCGACCTTGGCGGCTATCTCGGCAAAGCGCCCGTCGCCGGTGTAGTCGGTGCCGACGGAGTCGATCGTGGCACCCGTGTCGCGGTACGGCTCCAGGTGGACCCGCTGATACTCCTCAGCCGCGGCAGCCGCGTCGTGAAGGACCTTGGACGCGCCGGCGCCGACCTGCCCGCTCTTGGCGACGAACTCGTCGGCGAACGAGTACAGATCTTCGACGCCGACCTCGAGACTCATCGGACGTCCGACACGTTGAGGATGCGCAGCGCCGGTGTCGTGTCCATCTGCACCGCAGAGATGGACAGATGGGAGCCGATGAGCCGCGCGTCGCGGGAGGTGACGACCGTCAGCCTGTCGCCCGGTTCGACGTCGGTGACGCTTGCAGGAATCTTGGCGAGGCCACGAAGGACGACCGTGGGCTCGGCGGCGTTGTCGATCACGACCGGGGTCGTGCCGGCCCCGATCTGGATGTCGCACGGGCCGGACCAGATCACAGCCCACGTATTGGTGACGATGTTCGTGGCCGGGTCGAACGCGCTGACAGTCTCGCGATCGATCGTGCACGTGTCAGGCAGGTCGGTGCTAGCGAGCACCGCCTCGATGCTGTCCGGCGGCCACCAGCCGACCGCTTCGACGGCGTACGTGACGCCCGAGGCTGTCAGGGCGTCGCCGGTCTGGAGAAGGTCCTGTGTGGCGTTCTCGAGGTACGCGCGGGCCGGCTGCTCGCCGGCGACGTTCGCGTACGCGGGGGCGACCCAGCCATAGGTGCTGGTGGTCGTCGTCCCGCGGGTGATCGTGATGTCGACCACGGAGCTCATCGGAACACGCGCCCCAGATCGGAGCAGGGGAACTCTCCGACCGGCGAGGCGACGAGCGGGGTCGTCGGGATGACGTTGGCGGCGGCGTTGAGCTTGTCGATCTCGGAGACGGTGAAGATGTCCGAATCGCCGGTCGACGGGGCCATCTGGTCCCGGTTCATGAACGGGCCACGGCTCCTGTCGCGGACGACCAGATGGCGGCCGCCGCTCTTGAGGTATTCGGTGTACCGCAGGGCTGCGGCGCGCAGGATCCGCATCACGGTCGGGTCTGCGGTATCTACCAGAGTGGGGGCGATTCGTACGAGCTCGGCTTCGACGGCCGCTATCACGATCGCGGACTGTGTCTCGGTCAGATCAGCCGCGAACGGCTTCAGGTCGTTGTAGACGAGCATGGCGGGAATCGCCCCCTCTCCTGGTGTCGGGTGTTACAGGTTGGACGAGTCGGATCCGGCGGGTACCGGCTCGGTTGCGCCGGGGTCGGCCGGTTCCGGTTCGGTGGACGCTTCGCGGGCGGCGACGATCGCGGCCACCCTGTCGGCGTTCTTTGTGGCGTTGCTGAGGTCGATGCCCTCGGATGCCGCGAGCTCGACGAGTTTGGCCGTGGTCATCTTGTCGAGTGGCTTCTCGGTATCAGGGACCGGCTCGGCCTCGACCTCGGCCTCGGCGATGTAGCCGATCCCGACGAGATGCGCGAGAACATCCTCGGCGACCCCCTCGGGCACGGACGCGCCGCGCTCGAGGAAGTACACGCGAGCTTCGACGACCACCTGTACGGCCGGAGCCGTGACCACGTAGGCAGCCATCAGAGCCCGGTGCCGGTGAGGGTGAGCGCCGCATCCGCGTTGCGGACGACAGGAACGTCGGCCTTACGGATCTGGATCCGGGTCGCGTCGTTCTTCTCGCGGTAGCGAGCGACCTCGACGTTGGACTGGTTGTCCGCGATGCTCGACAGCGCCACATACTCCGGGGACGGGATGTCCTCGTGTCCGATGCCGCCGAGGTTGTTGGCGTCGACGAGCATCGGAACCCACCCGGAGGGCAGGTCGTCGCTGGAAACCCAGTCGACGTCGAGGATGTTCGGCACGCCGCCGTTGATGAGCGGGTTCTCCGTCTCGCGGGGCAGCAGCGACAGCAGCGGGGCCGCGACGGTTGCCCACTGGATGCCTGTGAGGACGACCGAGGTGGCCCTGTAGCCCTTGTGGAGTCCCTTGATCTTGGCCTTCCCCAGCTCGATGCCGGTCACGAGGTTCGTGGCCGTCGAGAATGCGGAGCAGGCCTGGGTTGCCGTGACGGCGGCGTTGATCACCGACAGGGACGCAGCGTCGAAGTCCATGATGGTCTGGAGGGCGAGGAGCTGAATGGCCCTCTCCACCGGATCCATCAGCAGACGTCCGACTTCCTCATCGGTGACCTCGGTGCCGAGGCCCTTCTTGAGGGCTGCGACGAGGAGCGCCGAGTCGGCCGGGAGCGCGAGCAGCGGGTATTCGCCGCCGGGCGCGACCGTCTCGGAGGTGCCGCCCGTAGCGACGCCCTCGACGGGAATGAGGATGGCGCCACCCTGCATCGTCCACTTGCCGCGAAGCAGGTAGTGAGACAGGAAGTTGTGATCCGCGAGGATCTCGGCGAAGCGACGCGCGAGCTGAGTCGGCGACTTGAGGAACGCCAGCACCTGCACGAGGGTGGCGCTCCCGGTGAGCGTAGAGCCCGGGATGGGGTACGTGAGCATGAGTGTTCAGGTCCTCTCTCAGGCCCGCAGGACCTGGACGGTCTGATCGGCAGCGGTTGCAGCCGTCAGAGTGATGCCGAGAATGCGCCCGGTCGTCGCCGTCTGCACCTTCCCGAGGGTCGCGTTCTCCACTTCCGCGCCGGCCACGATGGCCGCGGCGGAGATGAACGTGTCGACAGGGCCGGGGAGGTGGACGATGACCGGGTCGTTGATCGCGGCGTCGTGGGCGGCGGACCCGATGGTCTTGGTCGACGCGGCCGCGGCCGCGACACCGACCGTGCGGTTGCCGGTGACCTCGACGGCGTTGCCGCCGACGACGGCCGTGGACGCCGTGAACGTCACGGACTGTCCCGGCTTGAACTTGAGCAGGTGGTCGGCCATGATCAGGCCTCCTTCGTGGGGTAGAGCTTGCGGTAGTTGGCGTCATCGTCGGACGCCTCGTCGACGCCTCCGGTGAGACCGATGAACTCGGTCGGGATGAGGCCAGGGGCGAGCGCATTCAGCGTCTCGACCGCGCCGGGATCCTTCGTGATCTGCTCGAGCCAGTGGTCTTTACGGGCGAACGGAATCCGCCCGGTCTGGACCGCCGCATTGACGGCCGCGACGCGGCCGTCCTCGATCTGCTTGTCGCGGGCCTCGCGACCCGCCTTGCCGTCGCTGAGCAGCTGGGCGTAGGTGGCCTCGTCGATGGCGACGGTTCCGGCCGGCAGAGCCGACGGGACCTGGATGTGGGGCTCTGCGCGCTCGGCGAGCGCCTCGTCGATCGCGGCCAACAGGCCGTCCTCGTCGAGGGCGGCATCGGTGATCCCGAGCCGCGTGCGGAGCCCATCGGAAAGTACGGACATGGAGTCCTCCTCCTGGTGGGTTTCTTGGGGACCCGGCTCGGGAGCGGCCGGGAGATCGGGGGGGTTGAGCACTGCCTGCGCGAGAACGCCGGACAGGGTGAGGGCCGACTCGACGTCTGCGAGCGTCGCGGCAGCGGAGTTCTTCGGATCAGCTTTCGCGGCGGCGGGCGCCGGGGCGCGGTGCGACTTGTCGACACTGTCGGCCAGGCCTGCCTTGACGGCGTCCTCGGCCAGGTACCAGGTCTCGGCGTGCATCACGTCGAGCCAGTCGGCGACCGTGCCGCCTGCCTTCGCCGCATAGATCGCGGCGAGATTCTTGTCGATCAGGTCGAACCAGTCGGCGGCCTGTTTCATGTCCTGGGCGTTGCCGAGGACGATGCCCGTGGCGCTGTGAATCATCATCGTGCTGTTCTCAGCCATCGACACGTGGTCGGAGGCTCCGACCACGATGAACGACGCGGCTGAGGCAGCCACGCCGAGCACGTTCGACGTAACCGTGGCTGGGTGCTGACGAAGCGCGTTGAGGATCGCGAGGCCGTCGAAGACGCTTCCGCCAGGACTATTCACGTTGAGGTGGATCTGGGTGACGTCGAGAGCGCGCAGGTCACGGATGAACGTCGCGGCGTCGACCTCCCAGCCGATCGTGTCGAAGATGTCGACCTCAGCGACGCTCGGCGTCGCGGCTTCGTTGCGGATCTGGTACCACGTCGTCATGCGGACCTCCTGGCTGCTGCTCTGGAGTGCGTTCGTTCGGCGTGGCAATTCGCGCACACGACGTCGCACTTGGTGATCTCGTCGAGGAGGATGCTCCGTTTCGACGTTGGCCCCATCTGGCCGATGTTGAACTTCTTGTCGTCGCCGGTGTGGTCGAACTGCATGACGTAGTACGGGTAATGAACCCCGCAGTCGGCGCACGGTCGGTTCTTCGCGGCTCGGATGATGGCGCGGTTCTTGGCCATGTAGGTGTGCTTCTCGAACCACATGGCTTCCGGGTTGTCGAGCCGGCGGCGCTCCTGCTCTTCGCGATTCTTGAATCGCCGAATCTCGAGGTCGTGAGCGGACATCACTGCCCACCTGCCTCGTCCTGCGGCTAGGTGCCCTTCCTGACACGCGTCACACGGCTTCTCTCCGGCCGCACGGTGCGCCTGGTATCCCGCTGATGTCCCCGTGCGTCCCTCGGGATGCTTCGGAGTGGCGATAGCGCAGATCACGCCCCTCCTCCTTGGATGCTGGGTGTCGGTGTCGGTGCGACACGGCTTGTCGTCGGATCTGCCACAGGAAGGCTGTAGCGCTCGCGGAGGAACATCTCGAGAGGCATGTCAGCCATCAGCGCCCCACAGTCGATGAGCATCTTGATGGCTTGCGCCGTGGCGAGCTGTTGGGCGCCGATCTCGTCGAACACGATCCTGGGGGCCGGCTCGTCGGTGCCGAAGTTGATGTCGACGAAGTCCTCGATGATGTGCATCGTGGCGACGTCGGCGATGTCGAGGGCGACCGTCTGCAAACTCTGGACGAAGAACTCGGCGAACGTCTTGCCGAGCGCGTACGACCCGGTCGCGTTGTCGCCGCCGAGCGACAGGAAGTTGGCGAGCACTGCGGCGCTGATCTGCTCGTCGTAGTAGCGGATCGGCTTGTCGGAATCCGGCAGCGTTCCGGTGACGCCCATCAGCGACAGCTTCGAGCCGTTACGGATCGCTGCGCCTGAGTTGTCACCAGCCCGGTACGCCTGGGCGAGCTTCGCGCCCGCGGCCATCTCCCTCTCGACCGCCTTCTCGCGGTCCGACGGCTGTATCCCGTCGTAGTCGGGTTCGGGGCCAGCCTCGTACACCGGGATACCGAGCCCGTTCCGGTCCAGGGTCTGCGCCTGGACGCGCAGCGCACGGTCCTTCAGCGTCCATGGTTTGAAGGCGGGACGAAGCAGCGACTGGCCGAGCCAGTTCCCGCCCTCACGCTCGCTCACGTACGCGACCAGCTGGCTGACGGGGATCGGGTCCTGGACGCCGTACTGCCGGATCGCGAGGAGACCACCATCGCGGGCCACATCCACCCCGGAGATCGTGCGTGGCGGGCGCCAACCGAGCTTACGGATGTGCGCGAACCCCTTCGGGTACCGCGGCGTTGCGACCTGCTGGATCCGGTATGTCTGCTCGAAGAACGAATGCCCGTAGTCGAGGTTCAACAGCGCGAGCCGCAGATGATCCGCCCACGAGAACCGGTCACGGGTCCGCAGTACTGGACGCGGCGCGCCCCCGACGATCGGAAGCCCGAGCTCGTCCGCGCAGGCCTGAACAACCCTCGGCCTGGCGCCATTCGAGTCGATCCGCCACGTCGTGCGCCGGATCGGGAGCTTGACCGCCTGCAGCGATGACCGAACCTGCGAGTCCTGCCGCCGCATCCGGTCGTACACCTCGACGCTATTCGGCCACCGCAGCTCCGGGGTGTCCTCGTCGTCGTCCGGCCACCACTGCGTGCCGGCGGACGAGACGACCAGGCCCTTCTCAACCACGGGTGCGCCGGAAGCTACCACGAGTGCCCCCTTCGGGAGATTTCAGAACCTCATGCGGTCGAGTTCATGGACGGTGCTGTTGTCGGAGGCGACCACCGGGGCCGCGGCCTTCGTGACCGGGGCTGTCCGCAGCTGCCACAGCCAGTACGCGCCCTGCGCACCGACCAGAGGCACCGGGTCGGTACCGCGGGCCCGGCGACGATCAAGGACCTTCGCGCCTGATTCGGTCGGCTTGAGCTTCGACTTCGACGCCGGATCGGTGAGCTGCTTCTGGGACGTGTGCCGGATCCGGCAGTCCTTGACCGCGTCGTAAATCAGGCCCCACGAGGTCGCCACATCTGCCGGCTTCCACGGCACGACACGGATCCCGGCGCGCTTCAACGCGGGCACCAGGCCAGTCTCCGGAGCCGCTCCGCCCATCTGCACCGCCACCTGCCAGCGCCGGCGGTGCGGCATCTTCGGATCCGTCAGCCACTTCACGACCCCCGACGTGCCCTCCAGGGTCGCTGCGACCTCGACCTGGGGCAGACCATCCGCACGGGTCCCGCACACGGTCACGTACGACCAGGCGCGATCCTCCGAGACCGTCACGCACGCCGTCGTACGACGATCGCGGGACAGCTTCTCCGACTCGAGCAGCTTGCCCTGCAGATCCCGGACGGCCGCACACTTCGCGAACGCGCCCACGGGGAAAGGTCCGGTCAACGCATCATCCGCCCACTGGCACAACACCTCGGTCCGGAACTCCCACTCGGGGTCGTTCAAGGCCGCCGACAGGATCGACTTCGGGTCGATCAGGTAGCCCATCGACGGGTTCGCCTGGGCCCACGCTCGTGGGTCGATGACCTCGCACTCAGGAGGTGCCGACCATTCGAAGATCCCGAGGTCGTCAGCGGACTCCTCGAGTTCCTTCAGCTCGTCGCCCCACGCCTCGAAGTCCTCCAGCTCGAGCTCGGCGACAATTCGCGCGAAATCCTCACGCGACGGCATCTCGTTCGACGCCGGGTCCCGTGCGCAGATCCCGTCCGGATCGCCGAGGCGCTCGTGCGCCTTCTTGCGCAGGAACCGCAGCACTGCTGACGTGATGTCGCCGGCGTTCGACATGGCCCACGTCTGGCCGTTCGGCCGGGCCATCATCGTCTTGACGATCGCCGACCAGGCCTCCCATGTCTGATGCTCGCGCAGCTCGTCGAGGAGCGTCAGGTCACCAGAGAAGCCGCGTCCCGCGCGCCTGTTCGCGGCCTTGACCTTGTAGCGGCGCTGATGCCGGTTCGCACGAGTCAGGACCAGGGCCATGTTGCCGTTCGTACGGCGCGTGTGGTCGTGCTCGGCCTTCAGGTCGGGCCGTACGGGCCGGTCTGTGTCGTCGTCCATCTCCTCGACGAACGAGACCGCCTGCTCCCAGACCTCCTGGGCCGTGTCCAGGTCCTGCGCGGTGCCCAGCACCGTCGCCACCCTGAGCACGAAGAGGAAGAACAACGCGAGGACCACACTCACCGTCGACTTGCCGTTCTGGCGAGCCACCAGCACCAGCACCGTCCGGAACCGGAACCGACCGTTCGGCAGTAGCTCCAACGCGTGGATCAGGAGCCACTCCTGCCACGGGATCAGCGTCAGCAGCAGCACGTCGGTCGCGAACTTGACCGCCGCGAACCCCAGCGACGTCTCCGGTGTCAGCTCACGAAGCGGCCTCGTCCAAATCCTTGGCTCGATCGAGCCCAGCAACCTGCCCCGTGGCTTGACCGGCGAAAGTGAGGACGGCGGAGAGGCCGCCACCTGGCTTACGACCACCAGTGCCACCCCCCTGAGACTCATCCGAGGCCGCGCCGTTCTTCGCCGCACGCGCCGCCGGCGTTAGGCCCAATGCCTCCGCGTAACGCAGGTACGTCGGGATCGTCACGTTGTCCAACGACGGCCGGCGCATCCGCTCGCCATCGTCAGCCAGGCTCAGCAAGGCCGTCTCAACCGCCGCCATGTTGTCGATCGCCGCCGCCAGCCGCAGCAACACCGCCACAGAACCCGCATCCGGACCCGACGTCGACGACAAACCGGCCGCTTTCAGGGCCACGCGCGTCGATCGCAGCACCGACATGGCGAGCCCTCCTCAACGGCTGGGGGGTTCGATTATTCGCCTCGTTGGCTACCCTGTAAGGGATACCCCCCCTACAGGCGCCCCAGGAGTGCCGCTGTAGGAGATACCCCCCATAGAGGCACCCCCCCCTAAGTACCGGGGGGAGGGAAACC